GCCCATTCTTTGCATGGGACTAAGATTCATCGCTGGATTCATTGGTCTTTGCATCATAGGTTGTTGCCTTCCAATCATGCCACCTTGCTGTTTAATCTTTAGATTTTTAATGTCATCTAAAGCCATCTTAACACCCTCTCTACCCATATCAAAAGCCCCTTGTCCAATTCTTTCTTCTCCATAAAATCTTGGATTTCTTGCAAGACCATAAGCACCACGTACAACATCTGCTAAATCATCAGCATCCATATCTTTAAAATAATCTAATCCTTCGGCGTATGCGCCCATTGTATTTTCAGGCACAGCATCTTCAACAAGCTTAAGTAATCCTTTCTTACTTATTCCTCCTATTGGGTCTTTATAAAGCCTGCCTCTTTCATCTCTTCTATTTGGTATCTTACTTGCTTTTGCTTTCATAGAAAAAGGGCTTGCCTTAACAGGGGGTGATGTTCGATTTATCAATTTCTTGGCAATAGAACCTATTGCTTTTCCTGGCATAGCTACGTCCATTGCTATTTGCATCATCTCTTCATTTGTCATCGGAGCTCTTGAAATAGAACCAGCTTGCCTTGGATTTGCTAAATCAGCTAGTGGCAAATTTAAAGATTCGGTTGGTATAAAAGTTTGTGCTACCCTAGTTCTGTCCGCTACAGCCCCACCCTCTTGCATTTGATTCATTGACTTAGCAATAGCCATTCCTCTTTTCTTTTCATACTCAGAAATAGTGCCATCGTTATCTAAGTCAGACTTTTTCTTATTAAAACCAGTGCCTTGATTGAACATTCTACGACTATGAAGAGGACCGCCTTCTTCATACTGTATCATTCCGCCTTGTTCTTTATTTAGCAATCCTTGTAAAAATTCTAGTGGTGATTTTTTATTTTGTCTATCAAAATACCCTTCAACTAAAGCTAACGGTAAAGAATCTTCTGGTGTAAAAGCCATTTTGTTTCTTGCATCAAATTCAGACTTAGTCAAAGCATTTTGCATACTTTGTGACCTTTGTGGGCTTGAAAGGTAATACCTCAATCCCTCTTTTCCACCTACTTGCTCTGCCGGAATTGACATAATACTTTGAGCGGTAAACATATCCCCTTTTCTTTTTATATCACGAGATACGGGAGTAGTCATTCTTAATGTTTTAGTTTGCCCACCTTCTTGGTATATAGGAGATTTAGGGTTTACTAATCCGCCACCCATTCTGTTTTGCATATCTGCACTAGCAATTAAAGTATCAATAGCACTATGAGCGTTTTGAGCGTTACCCATTTGTTCTGCTCTTCCAATATCATTGATTTGTTTAATAAGGGGCAAGAAGTCCTCAGTTGCCTCTTTATTTATAATAAATTCTCCGCCTTCCAGTTCTACATCGGGGCCATTAGCAACCGAAGCGTAAACACCACCATTTGCGTGCGATGGTCCAGTGACCATGCCGCTATCAGGAAACATTTTTTTATTCATATGAGCCATATGGTATGTGGGTATAGCCTCGTCTATGTATTAAGTATTAATATACTATCGGGGTAGTATACAACCATATTGTATACAAATGCAAGTATTTATTTTAATTTCTTGCTCCCGTTATCCAATTGTACTTTTTTAGTCCTGTAAACAGTCTTTCTTTTCTATTTTCAGAACTAAAGGATTCCTTTGAACTTGCAGCAGACTTAGGTGCTCTTGCAAAGTAGTCTGCATAATACAACGCATCCATCACATCATCATTGCGAGGTTTAGGGTGTTCAAAAAACTCATCTACTATTTCAGTCATTTCTCTGCGAATATATAACTTTTTAGAATTAACAAGTGGTCCTAGCGTTGTTTCTAGCCTATCTGCTTTCTTTATCCTATTAGGAGGCTTTACCCCTTTAAAGATACCAGGCATCAATCTTTTTTCGTTAGCACTCATACGCGTTACCATATCCCTGACCATTTCTTGTGCCGCTACTGTTTCTATCGTTACTCTCTTTACTGGGTTATATTTCTTTGCTAGGTCTATAATCTTTTGCGGTACATCGAAAGTGGGGATACGCTCTCTAAAGTATTCTAATACATACCTATTATTTCTAGAGTCTATTCCCATGACCAGTATCACCTGATAGTCTGAGGTAGCAGATGCTGTTGCTGCAAGGTCTACTCCCATGTAAACATTAATAGGTATCATCTCATCGTGCTCTACGATATAATTAAATCCATTGATATACTTTCTTTCGCCACTAAAGTATTGTATTCTGTCTATTTTAAACGAAGCATTGGTTATATCCCTAGCATCATTCATGTACTCCTGTGCAAACTTATTGACTAAGCCTGCTTCTATAAATTCTCTTTTCTTTGCTTTTAGCTTTGAAAGAGGAAATTGTTCTTTCCAAATAGGGTTGCCATCTTCAATAGCTCTCTTAAAGAATACCTGCCAAGGATAACTACGGTTATCGCTCTTAGCCTTATTGTATCCATCGTAGGTCATCTGCAAGAAGCTATCAAAGTGAACAATCGTGCCAGAAAGCCATATCCAGCCTTCTTTACCTGGGGATTCTTCCAAAGCTGGGTAAATTGTTGATACCACCCATTTCTTGATGTCTGCACGTCTTTCCGGTGTCCTTGTGTTTAACTCTGATTCAAAGTCATCAAGAATGATGCCAGTGTAACGCACATCCACCTCAGCCCTACCACGCAGCCTTTGACTTGTACCTTTTGCTATAATCCTATCTCCCTTAGGGGTTACTAAATCTTTTTCAGTCCATCTTTTCCCTACCGAACCTCCATCCATATTGCCAAAGTAATACTTGATGGTCTTGTTCATTTCTAAATGATGGCGGATATACTTTAAGTGGTCAATAGATTGGCCTTGCTCTTCTGACACCCATGCAATAAAGTTTTGATTTTCTTCACCAGAAAAACAAAGTTTATGTAAAATAGCAGACTTAGATAGAATAGACTTGCCAAACCCCCTAGGCAAAATGGTACATATCCTTTCTCCGGGCTTTGTTGATATTAATTTCTTAGCCACATCGTAGTGAAAGGCAGGTGAGGTGCTTTTATTTAAAAAGTCATTAGGCAAGAATGCCCTGCCAAAGTATATTAAATCATTAAAGGATTTTGATAATACCTCATCTCTCCTATTCATTTCCTCGGGAGAAGGGTTAATATTAAACTTTTTTGGTTTTATTGACTCGTCTGTATCCACCTCTTGCTCCTAACTTTTTATTGTCTTCCATTGTCAATGCCATTGCTACTGCTTGGTACATAGGATATCCTTCGTCTACTAACCTGGATATCTTTTTGTTTACTCGTTTATTACGAGGACTAGCCATTACCACTTAACCTTATCAGCCCAGTAAGCTGCAGACATTCTTCCTCTTGCAATATTCTTTCTATGCCTAGCTTTAAAAGATTTTCGTTTCATTTTCATTCTACGAGACTCTCCTGCTTTGGGTTTACCAGCAGTTTCGGCTCCTTTCTCTCCGAAGCGAATGGTCCTTATCTTATCTCCTACCTTTGCAACAACAACATGAGATTTTTTAGGGTGGTTAGGGGTTCTTTTGGGTTTATTATATCCTGACACTCCCACTCTTTCAAGTCTTGGGTCTTTTTTTTCTGGCATTATGCTCTCCTTACTCTACTTGCTATCTTTTTAGTGTACTTTGCTTTAGGCTTTCCTGCTCTAGTAGCTGCTCTTTTTCTTTTATTAGTAGCTGCTTTCTCTGATGCGGATAGACTTGCTCTTACTTCTTTAGGGAGGTAACGTCCTCTTTTGGACTTTGGTTTCTTTTCATCGCCTTTGGTTGTGTAGCCCCATTCTTGTTTGGTCCACTTAGATAGTTTATTGGAACTAGACTTTGCTCCTTTATAACCTCCACCTGCTTTTTTATATCTAGCGGTAGCTAACTGAGCCTTTCGAGCTGACCACTTTCCTGCCGGTCCACCCTTGCTGCCTGCTTTTACACTGGCAACAATACGTTTCCATTTTGCAGGTTGTGTCTTTGTAGCACTAGCCATTACTTTTTAGCTTTGTGTACTTTCTGTACTTCAAAAGAAGCAGTAAGGCTTGCACCTTTGTGTGCCTTGAACTTGCCAGTATGCTTCATAAGTTTGTACTGGTTCTTCCCTTTTTTCATCCAGTGATGACCAGTGGGGGCTTTGACTCTTTTAACTGTCATATTGTACCTCTAATCTTATGTTATAGGTTATATTACCCCATTTAACCTGTTTAGGGTAATCCCAGTATCTATTGAGAAGCACTTTCCTCTAATAGTCCGGTTTCAAATGCTTTGAGCTTATCCCTAGAAAAACCTTTAAACTCTTGTATCAATGCTAATGACTCTGTTTTCTTTTCTGTAGACAATAGACCTGCTATCTTCATTAGTGTTTCTAGTGCTCTTAGTTTGTCAGAATCCTTAGCATCTTTCTTATCTACTATATCTTTTGCTTGTTCTAGTAGATATGTCTTACTGATACCGAGGTCATCTAATATTTCTTCGATTTCTTTATTGACCAATGTTCTAATCCTCTTTTGTCTTAATAGTATCCTAGACCTTTCAAGTGCATATTCCTCGTTGTTAGTATCAAACGAATGTATATATGCGTCCTTCTTGTCTATACCTTGTGCAACTAGCTTGGCAAAGTATCTTTCTTTTTCAGTTATATATTTATGTCTACCACTACCAAAACGGTTAATATCCTTAGCAGGGTCCCCTTCTAGCTTTTGCTTACCATTTGTATATTTAAGACCTAGTAATGTTTTAACAACTGTCTGTTTGCCTTTATAAGCAGTGCTATTGATAGTACTCTTTTTAATTATACTAAGTATCTGTCCATCATCAGTAATGGTCCATTCACCTTCTTCTGCAGTGCGCCAGTCAGTATTAATCTTTTCTTTGGGGTATTCTTTACGGAACTCTTTTTCATTATCAAATAAATGATAATCCACGCCTTTGATTGTCTTAAGATACATTACGCCTTAGCTTCAATCTCAGGGTTAGGACCAGCAACAAAGTCTATTAATACCGGGGTATCCATCTCATCTATGACCATTAGTATCTCCATCATGTATTGGTGGTCACCAGTATCAATGAACTTCTTTGATAGACTTTTTAAATAATCTATCGCAGGTCCTAAATCAAGTACTTCTATACGAGGTTCTAATTCCATGGCGGTAATATAATCATAGAATGTAGTATTCAACAAGTAATTAAAATAAGTGTTGACAGGTATAGTGTTTTTACTATAAATTTCAACTGTTGGTTGAGAGGAACAATAATATATTAATATATTAATATTATATA